CTAGTAATCATCACCTTAGACTTAATCTTTGCCTGCTTAGGAGGCCCAGATTCCATCTCTGTGCGCAGTAGAGCCGATTCCCGTGTCCGATTGTAGTCACGGAACAGGATATTAACGTATGCCGGTAAGGTAGCCATTACATACCCCTTCTGAGGCCGAAGATGTTAGTCATTTGCTGTGCCATTGGGCCGTTATTGCGTAGGTCGCTGGTAACTGCTTTGCGTACCATCACTTCAATGTCAATGCCGTTATCATTCTTTTTAGCGGTTGCTACGGCTTCATAACCATCACGACCAGCTTCATTCTTGATGTTGATGTTTATGCCAGCGTTGTTGGCTGTTGGCATTGAACCACCACCTACATAACCGCCATCAGCGTATCCACGCATCATTCGGTATAAAGTACCAACCCCGATACGGTTGGTGGCTTCTTTGTTCATAACGAACTCGCCGCCGTGAACTACGCCTTTGGCTTCGTATTTTCCACCATCACCAGTGTAGCCGCCTTCAGACATACCAGGGAACTTAGGAATAGACGACATACTTGAGCTGCTAAACATTGGCGAAGCACCACCATATGTTGATGCTTGAGTTGCTGCGCTCATTCCACCTGCGCTTCCAAATAACGCACCACCGATTTGTCCAATCATTCCAATCAATGCTTGTCGCACATAAATACGCATAATGTCTGAAATTACAGAGTTGGCGAAATCAGTAAAAGCAAACTTGCCAGTCATGGCAAATTTAACAATGCCGTCCTCCATGCCTTTGAAAGCATTAGTAAATGCGTTCTGCATACCAAGCGCTACATTATTAGCTTGATCTGAATAGATACGGAAAGCATCGCTAATTCCAGTCATAGGGTCTTGGCGACGAGCAAAGTTTGAATTAATAATTTCCTGCTGCTTGGCAATTGCATTAGCCGCAGCTTCATTCATTTTGTCCATGCTGGCTTGGCTTACTTCAATGCCTTGGCGTTGCATATCTTGAATAGTCTTTTCAAGCTCTGCTTGGATGCGGTACTGCGAGTTGAGTAACTCAACCTCTTGTGCGTTACGACCAATCAGATTCTGCTGGAATTCAAGTTGTTTAGTTTGGCGTTCAAGAGCGTCTGCAAACTTATCAGCAGATGCAAGCTCTTGCTTGGCTAGGCGGTCTGCGTCTGAGAGGCCGGTGGAGCGTGCAGCGCGGGTTTTTACTGGTTCAGTAACACCAGTAATTGCAGTCTTATTGACTTCAGCACGAGCCTTTTCTGCTTTAGTAAGTTTTAGCTCTTGGTCAACTAAACCTTTTAGCGATTCTTGTAGTTCTGCTTGTTTTTCAATTCTAGAATCAAGGCTATTAATTAATGAAGATGCTCTAGCTTTGTTGTCAGCAACGTCCATATATAGACGCGCCTGATCCATTGTTAGTTTATATTTCTCAGCAATAGACTGCAATCGACCTTCTTCGCCAAGAGTGATGTCGTAAGAAATTCCAGTTAATGCTTCTCGCTGCTTATTAGCAGCTTTGTTCATTGTTGCAACGTCAAGCTCATATAGTGTTGCAATTGCTTTACGCCCTTCAGCATCAATATCTTTCATTGACTGAATAATAGCGTCAGCAGAAAAGTTGCCAATTCCTTTTTGAGCAGTATCAGCAGCATCTTCAAACTTCTTTAATGCTTTTGCGCCATTAATTGCTTCAACAATCATTGGCAAGAAAGCACCAGCTAATGCCGCTATCACACCAAGCGCAGCGCCTTTTGTACCAAATGCCCCTAAGAACTGTGGAGCCTGTTGGCTAAAAGCTCGCATGGCAGAAACACCACCTTGTACCTGAACAACAAAGTCGGTGATCTGGTAGCTGGTATTTTGAACGATCTGATTCGCATTTCTAAATGCGGCATGAGACTTTTGCACATTAGCATTTAATGCGTTTTGTGCCGTGTCAGCCCTGCGATAGGTATTTGTTAAAGAATCGTAACTACCAGCAACAGAGCTAACAGAAGCTCTAGCTTGAGTAGCAAACCGAGCTGCTTGTGTCGCCAAATGCGCTTGTTGCGTAGCGGCACGAGCAGTTTCTTCACCAAGTAACTTTTGTGCCGTTGCTGTACGTGCTGCTTCATCTGCCAATTGTTTCTCTGCTACAGCGGCTTGGATTGCTTCAGTAGCGAGCTTTTGATGCTCTAGCGCCGTCTTGCTAATGGCAAAGCCAAGAGAATCGTAAACAACGGCAGATTCTAAAACTTTTGAGTTATTAGCAGCGTATCTATTAGCTTCTTCAGAAAGATGTTTTTGCTGCGCAGTAACGCGAGCCATTTCATCTTTGATAGATTTATAGCTTGCTTCAATAGTGCGAACAGAATTGGTAAGTGAATTATTACTGGTGACAACCTGTTTAATGGCATTGCCCATTGAATCATAGGCATCAACAACTTTTACTGCATCGCCTTGAAGTTCTTTGAAGGCATTAATCACCTTCTTCATTGACGCTGACGCTCGATTTGTATCTGTCTCAAATGAGCCAGTATTCATGAGCATATCAATTACGATTGATCCAGCGGCCATAGCTAACTCCTTTTTGGCGGCTTGCTCATTCCAAGCGCCTTAAACGTCTGAATATCTGCTTCGGAGTAACCTTCTTCTGTATCAGGTTCTCTAGGCTGTAGCCATTCTAGCATTTCTGATATATCGCCGCCAGACATTGAACGCGAAATTAGCGCCGCTGGACGGTAATGCTTGTGCATATCGTCAAACGGATTAATGTTGTAATAGTCTTGCCAACGAAGAAACTCTGCATGAGACATGGTGGCCTTTAATTCAGCCACCGTTCTCCCGCCTAAGTGAGATGCTAGGAGATGCCAAAAATATTCGACATCCCCTAGCTTCAGGCGTTTTTTGACTCATCCCCTAAGCCATTCACATCACGCAATACATCAAGAATTGCGCCAAGTGGGCCTGGCTTGAGAGTTGCTGCTTGTTCTACTGTTACTGCCGGTTTACCGTCAGCTTCACACAAACCAGCAGCAATTAGCTTTGCACTAGCCAGCAGAGCAACATCCTCATCCTTTGAGTTTACTGCGTTGAAATAACGCGTAAATTCAATGGCAGGAAGCTCTTTGAAGTACAGAGTGTGTTTCTTGCCATCGGCAAGAGTAACTTCACGCTTCTGTACTTCAGCAGATGCAAAAAATGATGAATCTAGCATTGTTTTCTCCTATTAAACTTTCCAAGTCCAAGCAGTGCTGCCTGTAAGCTGAATTGTCATTGTTCCACGAACAACCTCATTAGTTGCAATGTCAATAGTCACATCTGCGATATAACCATTGCAACTTGCAGAAGTTCGAGTTGTTGCCATCGTAAGCTGACCAGAAACAACAGTTGGCGCAGTAGTGCCATCGCTAAAGCCAATGAGCCAATCGGTCTCGGTTGCAGCGTCACGCATTGTAAACAGCAGGCGTTGGTCAAGAGCTGTTGGATCAAACACAAACGGAACATTAAGCGTTCCTGGAGTGCCTAGGCCACCGACAAACGATTTGTCTGATTGTGCGTTCAAACAAGTAACATCAATTTGGTCGCGTGTACTACCAAGACCAGTAATTCCAGTTGGACAAGTCAGCGTTTTTACGGCTGCGTTATCAATAAAGTAAAGCTGAGTACCTTGAGTTTTGATTGAAGCCATAATTTACTCCTTAAGTTTCACGGGCCGGTGATTAACGAGAACGGATAAAATCCGCTTCTAGTGACATTCTATACAGTTTTGTATCAGTTTCGCGTGTATTTATAATGATTCTATTAGAAATTTTAGCTAAATCTAGTGCATCACGCACTGCGTAAGCCAAAATTTCAATTCCATTATCAGTTTCAGACCAGCAATCAATCTGTATTTTATCAGAATCGCCACAAGGAGATGTGCTCACATTATCGTAAGGATTGCCAGAAACTAGAAACCATGTGATGTAAGGTTTAACAGCATCTTGTGGCGCAGAATCATGGCGATAAATACGAGTCGCAACTGTGCTAACCACAGTCGCATTTGCTCGTAATGTTTGGTATACGTTAGGTAGCATTTAATTACTCCACTTGTGTTCCAAGCTTATTGACGACTTTATCAATACGCTTGAGCAAATCTTCCCTAATTACTTCAATCGCTTTTTGAGCAGTAGCTTCAAAAGCTGGCCTAATAAACGGCCTTGCTCGTTGATGCTTTGAGCCATATTCAAAAAGCTGTGCAATCTTGATTGTTGAGCGAGATTCTTTTTCACCTGGCTTTGGCGGGTAAATTTTACGGCGCACACGGACAACATAGCGTTCACCATTGCCGTCCGCTGGCTTTTTGCCGCGACTAGCAATAATGTTATCTACCAATAGACCGCTAGTTTCATTGGTTCCTTGCTCATTCAGTAATGCGCGAAGTCGTTGTTTTTCTTCGTCACGAATAAGCATTGCGCCTTTTTTTAACGCCAATTTGACCGGACCACCGCGTTTAGTAACAAGCTCATAAGGTAATGATTGCAGCATCCTTAATGCTTCTGTCATGCCGGTCATGCTTACAATTGTTTTCATTCCACCCTCCTAAACACATAGGTAGAAATTGCCTCGCGCCCAAGCTCAGTTTCCATGCTGTTCTTCTCGATATTGATGAAGCCAAGCTCTTTGAACCACTTAATCAAACCGAAGTCAGACCAGTACCAGATGTGTTCGCCAGGACGGTAATGCTTGCTTTTAGTAATCGTTGCTGGATCATTAAATATCGGTAGCGATACAAATACGTACTTGTTCACCTGACGAATAAGTGCTTCAGGATTTGGTATGTGCTCCAGACTATCCCAACAAGTAATGCAATCAATAGGG